CGTCCATCAAACTTGTTTGCTTTAGCAGTTTTCTTTTTAGCATCATTATAGTGCAGGAAAACTTGTCCGCAGTCTTTACCAGGGAAAGCTTCCCGCCAATGCTCTAAATCACATCCAGAATATATTAACATATCTCCTGGTTCCAGTTCTACTTTGATACCTGCTTGACCTTTTTTGCCAGTAGGATCTAAATAAAGGGACCATGGGTCTCCTCCTAAATTCAAGGTAGTAGACACTTCGCATGAATATCTATCTTTATGTCGATGAAGAACGTCTCCTGTTTTATAAATTCTGGCGTAGGCATAAGTTTCATTTAACTTATAACCTGTTTCTTTTTCCATCTTTTCTTTTAAAGATTCTAACAATGTTTCCATTGCTATATCTGAATAATGAGAATAGGTGTTAGGAACTTGTTCATCGTTCCATACTCCCCAATACGTTGTAAAGGGTGAGATATATTTTTGATCAAATAAAAATCGAGCTACTTGTCTTTTCTTTAAAAAATAAGAGTAGACAAATGAAGCTAGTTCTTTTGATATTGCTCCTCTTAATACTTTGTATTTATTTTTTTTGAACATTTAATACTCCTTTCGGTATTGCTTGACAGTTCCAATGTATAAATCTAAAGGGCTCATAACCCATATCAACCGTATACATATGGGGCATATACGATGGAAAGAATATCATTCTTCCAGGTTTTACTTCATAATTAACTTGATGACTAGCATAAGTTATTTTAGCTGAATCTTTTTGAGGTAGAAGATTCATCATATTCCCTGCTCTTGGGTCTTCGAATACTGGTCTTGATGTTTTTTCACTACACTTTAAAAAATAAAAACCAGAGATGTGACCATTCCAATGAGTATGTAATGTATGTTGACCTGCACCTTTTTTAGCAAATTCTTGTACCCACATTTCTGTGGTAAATAATTGATGATTCGTCATATCAAAACCCATCTCCATTAATAAATTATTGGCTGTAGCTCCTATATAATTTTGTAGTTGTAAAAAATTAGGGTCACCGATTAAAGTGTTGGAATGAAATACGTTCCCCATGTCTCCCCTATCCCCAAATTCTTTATTTCTTTTAGCTATATCTTTTTTTAAATTTTTCTTGGATGTTTTAATATAAGGATCCGATGCTTTATTTAAATCATCAACGAACCGTGGCGCATCTGCAAACCACACAGGACATTTAAAATAATCTTCTCTATTTAATTGTGTTGGAAATGTTTCAGCACTTCCGCAAGACATCTTATCTAATTCTTTTTGACTTCTTTTCTTTTTCATGTTTTTCCTCTTCTTTGGGGTGTTATATACCAGGTTGAATTAGTATATCTTGTCCCTGATTTTATTTTTAAAACTTCGTGTTTTATTTTATTTCCTTCAAACAAAATAATCTTACCTTTTTTTGGAACAATAACTTTGTCTCCTACTACTGTGTCGCCTCCTTCATAGTCATCATTTAAATACAAGACAGATGTATGTGAATGATGATCGAAATCTAAATGGGGTTTTTGAAATTCATTTTTAGGCCACTCCGTTATTTGTGAATAATTTATACAAGTATCTATAAAATATTGTTTTACAAAAAAAGTTAATTTAGATAATAATATTTTAAACTCTACCCCATTATCTTGCACAGCTATTTTATCACATTCTACCACACTGGTATTTCTATGTTTAATTTTGTTTTTACTATTTTTAATATATGCTATAAAAAAATCACAAAGGTCGTCATCTAAAAAATTCTCTACTTCTTTCATTTAAATGGCCATCCTAAACTCCACATGACTAAACTATGTCTAGTTCCTTTTTTAACTGGACATACTCTATGCCACACGAATCCAGGAAATACAACCAAGGATCCTTTAGGTAATATTTCTTTACACTTTTTAACATTTCTTTTTTTATCAGGGTCTAAATTTCTAAAATCAAATTCTAATTCGCCACCTTTGTAATCTTTTTCATCTGATAAAGTTAGTGTCACAGACAGCTTTCTAACTTTTCCATTTGAAGGATCACCTTCTTTTCTTTGATAGGGTTGGTCCCAACCATCACAATGCCAGTCGTAATATTGTCCTTTCTTATATTGTGTAAATTGCATAGACTCTGAAAAATCCCATTGAAAATTCCAACCGGCAGCAGTATTTGCTCGATGAACATAAGGTTGAACTTCTTTATAAATCCAACGCTCGTTTAACCAAACAATGTCTGAATCTCTTTTCTTTTTTAAATCTTTAATTTGTTTTTGATTTAATTTTTTGGAATCACCAAAACCACCAGTGACTGCCATTTGATCTTGAATAGATTTTGAATATTTAACAATCTCATCACAGATCCTAGAAGGAACTGCTGATTTAAAATACCAATAATAATTCGTTAAGTTCATATGTCTTTATACATATGTTTTATCTTAATTTAAAGAGAGAGTAAAGAGAATTAAGAAACGGTTAATGTATTAGTTCCTGACACTGTAAATGTTGCCACCGTGTCATTAGCTGGACCTACACAAGTTGCAACCGTGTTAGTTCCTGGACTTACAGCAAATGTTACAGCACTTGGTGCTCTAACTATTACAACTCCTGATCCACCTGCAGCACCTATTTGGCCATGACCCGTTCCAGCGTAACCACCAGCGCCACCGCCACCACCTCTATTAGTAGTGCCTACGTCTCCTGGATAAGAACCAGGATAGCCACCTTTACCACCTGTTCCACATGGACTAGCTGGTCCTGGAGCACCAACACCAGGGGCAAGTCTATAAGATCCACCACCGCCACCACCAGCATATGAAACTCCGCTTCCTGAAATATCATTAGGTACACCTACTCCACCTGCTCCTCCAGTATAACTTGTTGGAGAAGTAGCATTGCTACCTACTCCGCCTGCACCTCCACCGCCACCACCAGCCATAACCTGAGGAACAACCCCAATTGTGTTGGTTCCTCCATCATTTCCTTGAGGAGGATCTGTTACAGGAGTATTTCCTGACCCTACAACACCTGATTCCGGAGAAGCATCAGGAGCAGTAAGTGTACCCCCTCCGGATCCACCTGGGGCACCATTTACAATAGGCGTAGAGCCAGAAGCACTACCGCCACCACCTCCACCTGTCGATGTAATTGTATCAAAAATTGAATCACTTCCATTACTAGTACATGGCTCGTTACCTCCTGGATTACCAGCACCACCAGCACCGACTGTAATTGTATACGCGCCTGCTGCTACTTTTGCTATGGAACCTTGTAATGGAGCCGGTCCATAACCAGAAGCTCTATAACCTCCAGCACCACCTGCGCCTATATTACCGCCTCCGGCACCACCAGCGACTACCATGTAATCTATATCAAAAAGCTTCACTGGCCATGTTCCTGCTTGTTTATTTTGAAATGCACTTTGCATTGACCACACACCACTTGCTTTACATAATTCTTTTGTAATTACGATTCCTGGACCGCCTGCGCCACCAGTTCTAGGACTTGCTGGAGAACCTGACGCTCCACCACCTCCACCTCCAGTGTTCGTACATCCTGCAACTCCATTTCCAGCTCCTGGACCAGCAGCATTTCCTCCACCACCTGTTCCACCACTTCCTTGACAACCTGGTGCACAGTTAGCCCAAACTCCACCTCCTCCACCACCAGAGAAAACTGAACATGTTGGACCAACACATCCATAAGTTGGACTTATATCTAATCCATTTCCACCATTACCTCCACCGGTCTTTAATCCACACGCACCCACAGCACCGGCTCCACCACCTCCACCTGCTCCGTAGGCAGGTCCATCGGGAGGACCATCTTGTATTCCTCTACCACCATTATTTCCTTCTGAAGGAGTATAACCTCCAACATTACCTGTCCCAGCATCACCTCCAGCTCCTGGATGTTTTCCAGATCCACCTCCACCAGATCCACCTGGAGTAGCGTTTCCGCATGTTGCTGGTACTGTTCCACCACCTCCGCCACCTGAAGAAGAGTAAGTTACGGAACACGCAACGAGAGTAGAATTATCTCCAGTGGTTCCGACAGCAGTGGCTGGACCTGCGGCTCCTCCACCTCCAACTGTTGCTGGTACTGTTCCTGATGCATTAATTTCTATATTTCTTAAACCACCACCTCCTCCACCACCACCAGAGGTATTTATATTATCACCTCCACCTCCACCACCACCAGCTACAAGTGCAAGTTGAACTACTCTAGTTCCTGCTCCGAGAGCCACACAGCCTGTAGCTGTTTTGGATGTAATGACACCCTTCCCGAAGGAAGCGAGGTTTGATTTTCCGATTATGCCGCCGTTTGAAGGACTAGCCATATGAGTCTCCTTATGCGGATACCCAAGCTAGTGCTGATGCATCCCAATTGAAATTATTGACTGGATCTGAATTATCAGTCGCAGTCCATTTTTGTCCTGCTTCATCCCAACTAATAAACTTATCTGTAGTATCAGTTGGATAAGTAACCGGTGCTTGCCAGTCATCATTTCCATCTAATGCCCAAGATGCATATGGTTGAGGTGAGATAAATTTGTTTTTTGCGGAATCAAAAGTGTATCCTTTGCCGCAATATTGTTTTCTAAAATTGTGATTGTAAGAAGTTTGTTTCCAAGTTCCACCTTTGAAAAAATTAACACACCATGTTTCACCATCAACGTGTTCATCTGATGGTACACAGTCATTACCAACTACTACTACTCTTTCTACTACTTGATGTGTATCTGATGTAAATCCAGTAGGATCTACTTTTGATTTTAATTCTGCGAAATGTGCCATATTTTATACCCCTTAAATTTTAATTTATATTTTAATCTTAACTTAATGTCAACGTACTATTTGCAGTAACAGTAGCTACTTTACATCCACCCTCTGGGCCTGGTAAAGTTATTTGAGGAGCTACAGGAGAAGGCGAAAATGCCATACATTTTGATCCTGGTACTCTTACAATAACTACGCCTGGTCCACCCGCTGCTCCAGCTCCATTAAGACTTCCTGGGTGATAACCTCCACCGCCACCACCACCTCTATTAGTAGTTCCTGCATCTGCTGCTGCTGGTCCTCCTGGGCCAGAAGGTGTTGCTCCTTTTCCACCTGTTCCACATGGAGAAGCTGGTCCACCTGTTGCACCTATATACGTTCCACCACCTCCGCCACCAGCATATGATAAAGGCGATCCTGTAATACATGAAGTTAAACCTACTCCACCGGCTCCTGATTGACTTGTAGATGGTGCATTACCACCTACTCCTGTCGCTCCACCTCCACCACCGGAAGTACCATAAACACCAGCTGAAAATGTATTGCCTAATCCACCATTACTACCTTCTATATTTATAAAACCACCACTATTTCCTAATTTAGCAGCAGGAGCTGAAGTACAAGCTATTCCACCACCTGATCCCCCTGGACTTTCTCCGGAGCCACCACCTGATGCCGTAATACCTGCAAAACTAGAATCATTTCCAGGAACGGTAGCTGGAGCTGGAGCTGCTCCACCTCCTCCAACTACTACTGCATAAGGCCCGTCTGCTAAATATAATTGTAGTCCTTTAGTTCCACTTAGAGCATCAAAAGATGATCGTACTCCACCAGCTGCGCCACCACCACTTCTAGCAGCTTTACCACCACCTCCTCCAGCTACAACCATATAATGTACAGCTGTTCCTGATATAGGAGTACTTGAGTTTTGAATAGTTAAAGTATCCGTTGCTTTAAAT